CCCAATTACCCGCAAATGAATTTGACGATTGGGGGGTAATACATTACAGTTGAGTTATGAACCAAAAGCCACCAGAACTTCATTTAGTTGACGGGACTACTCCAAAAAGGGGTATGCCCAAGATGCTGCCTGACAATTTAAAAAAGAGAATTCCTAAAGCGGAGTGGGTGGATAACCCAGAGGCGTGGGACAAGACTCAATTTATTGAGGAAACGGCAGAATTTCTTTATAACGTGTACGGCATTGGGAATGACCAAGACAAACACACGTTGGCGATGCTGGCCGACCATATTGATACTTATGTGAAATGCACCGAGGCAATTAAACGCGGTGGTATTGTTTCTAAGTTTAATGATGGCAAAACAGTTGGTCCTAATCCTTATTTGTCTGTGCGGAATAAGACCATGACGTTGATTATTCAATTGATGAACGAATTAGGGTTGACCCCTAGAAGCCGTTTGTCTGCTGGCAAACAGGAAGAAGACAGCCCTGTGGCGCAATTCCTTAAAGGACCGTTTGCCGGATGAATTATCAAGACGGTATAGCCTATGCTCATGCGGTGGCCAAGGGCGAGATAAATGTTTGCAACGATGTGCGCCTGGCTTGCCAGAGATTCATCAACCAGTTGGAAAACAAAGAATGGGAATGGGTGTTTGACAGCCGAGCGCCTGACCATGTTTTACAGTTTGCGGCTACGCTAAAACACACAAAAGGCCCACAGGCAGGGCAATCGGTTGTGCTTGAGCCGTTCCAGATATTGCTTATTTGCGCCATTTACGGGTTTAGGTCAAAGAAAACCCTAAACAAGCGGATGGTGACGGATGTTATTTTGTTTATTCCAAGGAAGGCTGGCAAGTCAACTCTGACTGCGGTGTTAACCCTTTATGAGTTACTGTTTGGCGAGGCTGGTCCTGAAGTGTTTACTTTAGCCACAAACAGGGAGCAGGCAACAATTGTGTTTGATGCTGCCAAAGGTTTTGTGGAATCTATGCCCAAAGAACTGGCTGAATTATTTACCCCTACTAAATTTAGCATTGGTAAAAGAGGCGATTCGCAGTCTATGTTCAAGGCGTTGAGCCGTGATACAAAGAAGACTGGTGACGGCAAAAACCCGTCTGCGGTGGTGGTGGATGAGGCCGCGCAGATTGTTGACCGCAACTCAATTGAGGTTTTGCACTCAGGTATGGTGGCCAGACAAAACCCACTTCGGGTGTATATTACGACCGCCTCGTTCACGAAGGACACAAAGTTTTATGAGGACTTGTCCATGTATCAGTCGATGCTTCGTGGCGAGGCAACTGACAACCCGCGGTGGTTTGGCTTGCTCTACGGCCTAGATTTAGGTGATGACTGGCGTGACCCTGTGAATTGGGCAAAAGCCAATCCAATGCATGGAATATCGGTTTATGAGGATGCCATTGCACAACGGGCAGAGGAAGCCAAACATAAGCCAGCGGCACTTAATGAGTTTCTTTGCAAAACCCTCAATATCTGGGTTTCATCTAATGCGGCATGGCTTGACAGACAGCATTGGGATGACCCTGCGGCAATTATTGTTGAGCCACGCAAAGACCCAGAAGCGGTTTTTATCGGGTTTGACTTGGCAGCAACGCGAGATTTAAATGCCGTTTGTACTTTAAAAAGATTTGGTGAATTGGATTATGAAGCCGAATGGCAGTTTTTTTTGCCGGAAGATTCTCTAGCCCATATTCCCAAACACTATTTGGACATTTTTAATGTGGCCATTGCTAGTGGAATTCTGAAGTTGACAGAAGGCAATGTGATGGATGACCGCGAGATTAGCGATTACATCATTAACCAACAGTGTCAAAAATACAACGTCAAAGAAGTTGGATATGACGCATACAACGCAGCCTCTTTGGTGGCCAGATTGCACGATGCTGGACTGCCTGTAAAAAAGGTTGGCCAGGGCATGGCGGTCCTAAATAACCCAAGTAAGTACATTGAAAAGTTAATTTTGAATCAACAAATTAAGCATGATGGCAATCCTTTTGTTGGATGGCAATTAGGAAACTGCTCTTGTTTCGTGGATGTTAACGGCAATATTAAAGTGCGTAAGAACGAAGCAGACAAAGGTGCAAAGGTTGACGGCATCATATCTATGATTATTGCGGCTCATTGTTCGTTAGATAATCCCTATGTTAGCGATAGTTTTGGATTTCGCTCGTTTTAATGTAGGATTGCGGAAATTTAGGAGAAAAACATGGGCATTTTGGATGTTTTCAGCAGAAAAAAAGTAACTGAATCTAACGCAGTTCTTGGCCAATTGCAGTTGGGCAACCAAGTAATCATGGGGCAGAATCGCCAGCAGCCCTCTCAGCAATTACTGTATGTAACAACATCTAGCACCACCACCGCAGGCCGCGTGTTGGATATGTCTGCTTTGACACGCAATTCCACCGTGATGGGATGCGTTGGCGTTAAGGCAAGGGCATTGTCTCAATGCGGTATTGCTATCATGGCCAAGAATAAAGATGGCAATTTGGTAGATGCCTTGGCAGACCCTAGTGTTGGCGCCAGAGACAAGGGTAAAGCCCAACAAGTGCTGAATTTGTTGCACAACCCAAATAACTTCCAAAGCGCCTATGAATTTTGGTATCAATGGATGATGTGGCAAGACCTTGCTGGTGAATCCTTTACCCTGTGGTGGAGAAAAGACCAAAAAGACCCTGTGCAGACTCCAATTGAGATGTACAACATGGATGCCACGCTGATTACGGTCAAATTGACTCCAGGCAACTATCCGTCTTATGTTCTAAGTTCACCCTCATACGGCTTTAGCAAAGACACGCCTTTGGATGCACATCAAATCATGCACATCAAAGAAGCGGCATGGCAAGGCTCGTCTGGCTTTAACAAAGGCATCTTGGCCACAGAGTTAATTGCGCTAGACCAAGACATTGATATTTACGCCAACTTCATTATGCAGAACGGTGCTAAACCTTCTGGCATTTTTAAGACCGATCAAGTTATTCCTGACGCAAAGTACAAAGAAATCGCGGCTCGGATTAAAGAAACTTGGAATCAAATGACTGGCAGCAGGGCCACAGACCCATCCAAGTCGGGTCAGGGTATGTTGCTCGATCAAGGCATGACATATGAAAGCATCAAGATGCTAAATCTACAAGATGCTGACGCGGCCAATCTGAAAATTCAAACCATGAAGCGCATTTGCGGTTTGTTTGGTGTACCGCCTGCAATGCTTGGAATTGCCGATGGCAAATATAATAATACTCAGACTATGTTGGATGAGTTTTATAAAACGGTTATGTATCCAACCGTTATTAGCGTTGAGCAAAAATTAAAACAGCATTTGTTTAAAGGTTATCCAAACCTTTGTGTGCGCTTTGATACAAAAGATTTTTTAAAAGGCGCACCGCTTGACCAAATGAATTTTGTGACAGCCGCGGTCAAATCTGGCATTATGACTCCCAACGAAGCGCGTGAATATCTGAATATGCCGCGTATTGATGGTGGTGATGAACTACAATCTGGTGGCTCATCTGATGAGCCTATAAAGGGTACTTCACCACAGGACACGGGCGGTGGTGGCGGTAGCCAAAAGCGGAAAATGAATATTGGCACAACATGATTGCAAAAAAACTTGCAATTTTGGCTTCACAAATTAAACCGAGTAATGTTACACTCGCGAGAATAGAGAAGCCCCACAAGATAAGAGACGATAATCAATCTATCCACAATGGGGTGATAAATGAAGAATTACACGCTAATTTGCGAAGCGCAGGTCCAACTAGCGGCTGGCGCAAACGAGGCACAAAACCCATCAGGCATGATGGAAGCCAGAGTGACAACTTGGGGAGCGCGTGAAGGCGCAGACGGTCGCAAATTTAACTATCAGCCCGAAGGTTTCATGGATTGGGCAGATGAATTCAATGCTGGCGACAAACCACTTCCAATGTTTTTAAATCACAACGACCTTGGTATGCCAATGGGCGAGTGGAATTCATTTGAGTTTGACGACAAAGGCATGACCGCCAAAGGTCGCTTGTACACAAACACAGTTGGTGGCAATGACCTTTATCAAATCCTAAAAGAATCCCCAAAGATGTTTGGCGGTGTTTCTGTTGGCGCTTATGCAGAAGAAGCCCAAATGGTTGATGCTGATGGCAACCCAGACCAATCAGAAGATGCTTACTTTCAAATTACTAAAGGCGGCTTGCGCGAAGTGTCCGTAGTTATGTATCCAAACAACCCAAATGCAGAAATCAACAAATTAGAAATGTTTAGCCCTGAAGGTGCTTTGAACATTCGCTCAGTCGAAAAGACCTTGCGTGAGGCGGGTCTGACTCGAAAGGATGCGACCACCGCATCTTTGGTATTCAAGAACGCTCTGGAACAGCGTGAGGCAGTTTCTAAGCCACTTGAATCTCTACCAACTCAGGGTGAGCCTGATGCGGTGGTAAACGAAGCCGATGCTCTGCTTGCCGCTTTTGAAGCGCGTGAGTTGGCCAAGGCACTTGAAAAACGTATCTAAAGGAAATTATCATGTCTATGGATAAAGTACTCGAAAAAGTTGACGCTATTGCTGTGTCTAACGAAGCCAAAATTGACGCTGTAAAAAGCGAAGTCGCAACTACTGTGGAATCCGCAAAAGCCGAGTTGACTGAAAAGTTTGCCGCTTTGGAAGCCAAAGTTTCTGCAATTCAAATCCCTGAGATCATTCGCACCCCTGCTAAAACAGTTCGTGGTGATGTGAATCGTCGCGTGAAAGAGCAACTTGCTTCTTTCACAAAAGGCAGCAACCGCGTTCACACAGAAGTGAAATTGTGGGAATCTGAAGAACAGCACCAAGCCTATTTGACAGAAGCCTCAACCTTGACTGGTTCTGGTGCTGGCATCGGTGGCCGTACTGCTTACGACCCCGTGTTCTTCAAACTGCGTTTGCTCAACCCAATGCGAGGTGTTTCCCGTAACGTGGCTACTGATGGTTCAACCTATCAGTTCCGCGCTAAGACAGGCAACGCAGGTGCGGCTTGGGGCTATGCAATTCAAAACAACGGTGCGGCTACAACTGAAGCCACTAGCATCTGGCAATTGAATATGCAAGACATCAACGTGCAATTCCCAATCCGTACTGCGGCTTTGGATGACATTGATGGTTTGGAATCAAATGTTGTTGACGATATGTTGCAAGAATTCTCGCAACAAGAAGGCTTGTCAATGATTTTGAACAACGACCAAGCAGGTTCTACCACTACTGCCTACGGTGCAACTTCAGGCTTGCGTGGTCTGAATTCTTACCCTGGCTCTAACGCAACCTACACTGGTGGCACTATCTCTGCTGCGGCCTTCGGCTCAAGCGGTACTGCCTCTACTGACGGTTTGCACAGCATTGCAACCTATGACCAAACCACCACCAATGGTTTTGCCGCTGCAAACAACGTGAAATACATTGATTTGATTCAATTCATTCACAACTTGCCACAGCAATACTGGTCTGCAAGCAACTGTTTTGTTATCAATCCCTTGATGCTCGCTGGCATCCGTGGCTTGGTGGACAACAATGGTACGCCTGTGTTTGAACGTATGTCTCCGCTGATTTATGACGGCATCGTTGGCAAGTTGTTGGGCTTTGATGTGTATGTAAACTCATACTGCTCTGCTCCTACATCTGCTGGCGCTTCTGCTGGCACTACAAGCCTGTTCCCAATGTACTTCGGTGACTTCTCACGCGGCCACACAATCGTTGACCGTTTGAGCATGGTTCTGCGTAGATACGAACAGACAGCCCCAGGCTTTATCACTTTCTTTGGTGAGAAACGCCTTTGCTCCAGCGTTGTTGACCCCAACGCCATTATTCGCTATCGCTCCACAGCGACAGGCGCTTAATTAGCGAAAAAAATGATGGGGGGCTTCGGCCTCCCGTCTTTTAATCTTTAAGGAATTATCAAAATGAGTGCAAACCAAAAAATCCTAGACGGCATCAAGCAAGCCATTACAGAGGGCGGCAAAGTAAAGATTGATCTTCGTGAAGCATCAACGCTTACAGGGTCTGGTGCTGATATTGGTGGTCGCACTTATTTTGATGATGCTTTTGCAACATTACGTTTTGCAAATCCTATTCGCGCTATGTCTCGCGTTGTGTCTGCGGCTGGTTCTGCTGTGCAATTTGTGGCAAAGACAGGTAATGCGGCCAACCAGACAAATCCTTTTGGCTATACATTTACGCCAGACAGCGGTACTCCAAACACCGCCACATCAATCTGGCAATTGCCTACCCGTGTGATTACAGCCCAGTTGCCTGTGCGTACTGCGGTTATGTCTGACATTAACTATCTTGACCAGACAATCATTGATGATTTGATGCTTGAATTTGCACAAATCGAAGGCGCATCAATGGTGCTGAATAATGACCAAGCGGGTTCAACTACTACTGCCAACGGTGGCACAAGTGGTTTGCGCGGATTAAATATGTACGCAAGTGCCGCTTCATCTGCTTATGGCTCTAGCGGTACTGCAATCACAAACGGTATTCATTCGATTGCTACATTTACACAAGCCGCAGCAGCAGTCACATATTCTGACATTACAGACATGGCTCGTTTGTTCCCTGCACAGTATTGGAACTTGCCTGGCACTGCGTGGATGATGCACCCACAGACAATTCACGAATTGCGTAACCTTGGCGGTGCTACTGCTATCAAACAATTCGCAGAAGTTGGCGATGATGATGGCGGTGCTGTTATGAATGTGTTTGGCTTCCCTGTTATTGCAAATCCAAATATGCAAACAACAGGTGCGGGCAAATTTAATATTTACTTGGCTAACTGGCCAAGATTTGTAACGATTGCTGACGTTGAAGAAATGAGCGTGCAAGCAATGGAACAAACGGCCCCAGGCTTTGTGACTCTGTTCGCAGAGAAACGCCTTGTAAGTACCGTTCGGGACCCGTTTGCTGGCATCCGTTTGGTTGGTGTATAAAACATGGCTGTCGAGAATCAAACCCTCGCGCCCTTTTATTCCGACCAGCGGAATCCGTTTAACTACGCCAAATTTGAGCAAGTTGACCGTGACGTAGCAACGCCTTGGCTAACCCTTTCTGAAATCACGCAACAATTAAATTTGTTTGATGATGAAAGCCAAGACACATACTTGCAGTCTTTGGAACTGGCCACAAGGATGGCCATTGAAGACTTTATTGGTGCGGCTATTTATCCAACCACCTACAAGGTCTATTACCCTAACTTTGGCTTGTACAACACAGCGGTGTTTTTGGACTTACCTGAAGTGGCCGTAACTGCCTTTAACACGGTTGGCGTAATCATTAACAAGGTGGAGTTTTATTCCACATCAAACACAGTACCAGTTACGATTGCATCAACACAATATTCATACGACCCAACGGGTAATCGTGTTATTTTGAACACAATCCCTAACACGTTGAATCAGACTGTGGCCAACCCAATCGTGGTGACTTATACGCAAAATTCTGCGTTTATTTCTACTTACCCTGTAATTAAACAGGCAGCATTGATGTTGCTGACCCACTTGTATAACAACCGTTCAAACACAACTGATGGCAAATTGCATGAAGTTCCATTTGGTGTAGCAACATTGCTAAGACCTTACAAACCACTCATCATGTGAGGCAGTAAATGGGAATCGCACGTTTTGAGAACATAACCATTAACAACCTTTCTTTTGGGAAAAGTTCTTTTGGTGAACAATCAACTACTATTACAAAATGGTTTGAAACTCGTGCGCGTGTTCGCTCTGTGGCCAACAGTGTCCGCATCTCTGACAAGTACAGGGTTTATTCTGACATTGTTGAATTTACTTTGAACTATACACCGAACACCAAAACAATTATTGACAATCAAAATGCTTATTCCCTAACATGGAAATCGTTTGACTGGCGGGTGGATAGTGTTAGGGAATCGGATGACCGCATGACAGTTAAGTTTTTGTGCGTTCGCAATGACCCTGTGGTGGCTGTATGACAGTTCAAAACAACGTCATTAACTACGGCAAGGCAATCCAGTATCAACTGCAAAACATTGTCACGCCTGTGCCTGTATATGCGGCTTTTAACCGCAATTTTGCAACGCAGCCTAAGTTCATTACTTGGATGCTAAGAAATGTTCACCAAGAGGTTTATACAGGCTCGTATCAGTCTGTAAAAGGGATTGATCGACCAGTATTCCAGATAAGCATTTTCACGCAAGTTATAGAAGACGGTTTTACAATTTCCAATCAAGTACTACAATCTCTACACGGTTATAGCGGTATGTTGGGAAACCCTGCTGACGGTGGATTTAATATATCAAAAGCAGATTGCCAGTGGCTGTATAACAGTTATGACAACGAGAATAAGTTGGCGCAAATCTTTATTGATTGCACCATTGATATTCCATCATAAGACACGATTCATTCAACTCTTTAAAGGAAACTTAAAATGGCTTTACCAACAAAAATTTTGCCCGGCTTTAGTGCAACACTATATGCACAGCCTAGCGCCACTCCAACACCTTTGACAATTGCAAACTTGTCGACTTATGCCAGCGTTTCTGCTTTGGCAATTTCTGGCAATTTAGTTCCAGTGGAAGCAATCCCTGCTTTTGGCCAAGATGATGCAGTTGCATCTTTCTCTATTGCTGGTTCACGCCAATCGGACAAGATTCCTGTGCAATCTGCTCCTACTAGCATGACCATCACAGCCGCTTGGAATCCTAGCGACACCGTGTTGTTGTTGCTTCGCGCTGATGCTTACAACGGTACGATTGACCGCACCTTTGTGATTTCTGCAACAGATGGCACAGGCATTGTTAACTACGCCTTCAATGGCCGCGTTAGCCAGTGGACTATTGACTCAGCCCCAGGCGCTGAAGCCAAAGTGACATTCAGCATCCATCCCCGTGGCAATCAATACGGCTGGTCTGCCAGCACCTAATCATGTCCCTTAAAGACGCGATTACTTTATTGACTAGCACCTATTTGCCCTTTGACCTTGCGGTCAGGGGCATGGAGTTGGATGCAAAAGAAGTGGCTGATGCTTTGGCAAAGGCTACTCCTGATACAGAAGAATTCACAGTTCTTCAACACCTTGCTACATACTTTCCGTATGTACCAACCAAAAAATTAACAGAATAAAACATGACCACGACAATAAAAGACAGCAATGACCTTTTGGGTTTCCTAGTAAGCCAAGCCGAATCTCGAAAGGATTGGTTTGGCTTTTCTCAACAGAGAATGACTGCGGTTAACTTGGCGCACCAGATTGCCCAGAATCACGCAGACAAGATGACTCCCGAAGAAGTGGTGAACTACGCTATTCAAGTAAACCACTTGATTTTTCATAAGATTATTAAGGCGGGTTAAATCATGCAGGCATCTTTCAAAATTGAAGGTTTGAAAGATGTGCTTGCCGCATTTGAAGAATTGGCTCAAGACATTGGCGACAAAAAAGCCACAAGTAAAATCTTAGTGCCAGCCGCACGAGAGGCTATGCAACCTGTTTTATCACAAGCGGTTGCCAATGCACCGATGGACACGGGCGCATTAAGATTATCCCTACAGGTAGAAGCAAGACGACCCACTAGGCGCGACAGAAGGTCGAAATATATTACCGAAAAAGATTCAGTTATTGCGGTGGTGACCACAGCGCCTGGCAAGAAGTTAAAAGCCATGAGCGAGGGCAAAGGCTTAATAAGCAGCCGTAAAAAACTCAAGAAAATGGGCGTTGAAAATGCTGATGCTTTTATGGGAATCAAAAGCGATGCTCGCGCAATAGCACAAGAATTTGGCTCTGCTCACAATCCGGCACATCCGTATTTGAGGCCAGCAATGGAATCCCAAGCCCCTAACACCGCCAAAAGGCTTGGAGATATTATCGGTAGGCGGTTAAATCAATACAAGGCAAAACAGAAATGACGAAATTTAGTTCAGCATTTGGTGAAAAGTATCAGACAAATAAGAAGAACCTATTGGTTCGTTCGTTTGAACTTGGCGGTCATACATTTAAGGTGCGTATTCCTTTGATGGCCGAATCGGATGAGATTTATACAAAAGTCACAAATCCAAATGACGAAACGATAGAAAAAATATATCAAGAATTAACAAAACCTTTGATGCAGTTTGAAAGCAACCAGACTGAGGAATTTAAGTTTGTTGAAAACGACATTTTGGTTGATGGTCGCTCAATGCGCGAAGCGGCCAAGAACAAGGCTATTACAGAGGCTCGCATAACAGAATTCTTTAAATTGCTTGTGCCTGAGTTAGAAGGTGCAAGCCTAGAAGATTTGACATATCAGGACATTGAGGATGAATTCCCTATGTCGGTACAGTTGCAAATCGTTGAAAAAATTGGTGAAGCAATTAGCCCAACATATAAGGAAAGTCGGGGAAACTAATTGGCTCGTTGAAAAGTCAATGTATAGCAGCAATGATTTTCAACGGGCATACAACCGAGACAATTTCTGAGTTAGATGATGTGACGATGGCCAATATTCAAACAATGTATGCGGATGGGTTGATTGGCAACTATGGATTGCTGACGCAATTGGCCACGCTGACAAACGGTGTTTTTAACTATATGAGGGCGGCTAATTCGCCTCCATATAAACTAGCAAATATACTTGGGAGTGCGTATGATTACATCTATCCACCGTTGCCTGAAAGTAGCAAAGAGGCGGCTGTTAACGATAGCCTTTTAATGTTTATGACGCAGGCTCAAGGGTTTGATAAGAAATTGTTTGAGGTAAAACATGGCTAATATGATTGCCCGCCTTGGCGTTGTTCTAGGCTTAGATTCAGCGGAGTTTAGCAAGGGCTTAGACGCGGCTGGAAAGAAACTAGAACAGTTCAGCCAATCTGCTGAAAAATACGGCAAGATTGCTGCAACCGCTTTGGTGGCCGCCAGTGCCGCGGCAATTAAATACGCTGATGATTTGGCAGACGTAGCAGAAGCCAATGAAGTCGCAATTGGTACAGTTTTGCAGTTATCCAATGCTTTGGCCAATTCTGGCGGCAAAGCAGATAACGCAGGCAAGATGCTGTCAGCGTTTGCAAAGTTTATTGATGAAGCGGCTGGCGGTTCTGATAAAGCGCAAAAAACAGCAATTGCGTTAGGAATTAGTTTAAAAGATTTAGGCAAACTTTCCCAAGAAGAACTGTTAAACAAATTAGTTGCCAACTTAGGAAAAATTGAAGACCCAATTACGCGTAGTGCTAAATCAATGGAGGTTTTTTCCAAAGCCGCCAAAGGCGTTGACATGGTTGGTTTTGCTCAAAGAATGGGCGAAGTTAATCCAATTATTGCAGAACAAGAAAAAGCAATTAAAGCCGCCGCTGACACTTACGATTTGTTAGCACAAACATCCCGCAATGTAATGGTTACATTGGCTACGCAATTGGGTCCCGTTTTAAAAGCAAGTATTGATTACATCAAAGATTTAGCCGGTGAAACAAATATTCTGGGTCCAATATTTAAAACTGTTTTCCAAACAATAGCAATATCAATTGCGGAAGTGGCATTTGTTTTAGGCGGTTTGCTTAGACAAATGCAATTAACGATAACAATCTTTAAAAGTGTTATCCCATCTTATGATGACAAAGATTTTGAAAATGTATTTGGTAAAAAGGAAATGGCCGACATTATTGCTCGGCAAGACCTTGATAGATTTGTAAATAAAGTAATGGGTGTCAGTGAATATGGTAATTCAATTGACGCATTGCTAAACAAAAAACCTTCTATTTCTGCTGGCGGTTCAGGGAATAGGCGTAATGTTTCTGAATCTAAAGAAGCAGAAGCGGCTCGAAAAAGAGAGATGCAACTGTACGCGCAAGGTGCGGCTAATGCACAAAAGGCAGCGGAAGAAGATGCAAAGGCAAGAGCAGATTTCTTTAGTTCTTACGAAAAAGGAAATGGCGCAGTTGCAGAACGTCAAAGGTTGATGGGCATTGCACTAGAAAACGAAAAAGAATTGATGTTATTGGAAATGAATTCCAGCAATAAACGTCAAGAAGATTACGCGCTAGAGCGTGAGCAGATGTTGATTCGTCAACAACTTTCAAGAAATCTTGAAGAAATTGATGCTCGTAGAGATTTGACAGCAACAGCAAGGGCAGAGGCAGAGGCTCGTGAAACTGCTTTGGCAGAAAAATCATTGGCCATTGCAAAAGAAAAATATCGTTTAACAAGAGGTTTGCGCGAGGGTACTTTTGAAGAAGGCATTACAAAACAAGCGCAAAGATTCTTGCGTGATATGCCAACAGAATTAGAAATGGGCGCAAAAGCCTTTGATTCTTTGATGGGCAATATGGAATCTGCCATTGACAGATTTGTGCGTACTGGCAAGGCAAGTTTTAAAGATTTAGCCAGAAGCATTATTCAAGACTTAATTGCAATTCAGTTAAGGGCATCAACAACAAGCATTTTTAAATCTTTGTTTGCAATGTATTCCGGTGGTGGCTTTGGTACTGGTAACGCATACGGCAATCAAGACCTTGGCGGCTTCTTAGCCGAAGGCGGTTCTGCTTCTGCCAATACCCCTTATGTTGTTGGTGAACGTGGCCCTGAACTGTTTGTGCCAAGGTCATCGGGAACAGTTATTCCTAATCACGCATTAAGCGGCATGGGCGGCACTACAAACATAACAAACAATTACATCAACGCAATTGACACTAAATCATTTGAAGATAGACTGCTTGGAAGTTCTACGGCTATTTGGGCGGCAAATAAATACGGTGAGAAAAACCTTGCTACAAGTTACGGGAGAACATAATGTCGCTACAGACAATATTTGATATTCAGCAATCCATGACGGTAAATAACCGTAGAACTGTTGGTCAACAAGTAAGCCGTTCAGGTCAAGTTCGTGTGGCTCAATACTTGACTTCTGTGCCTTGGGTGTTTACTGTGACCCCTCACAATTACCTGTATTACCCACAGGTTCGCAATATCATTCAGGCTATTGACAACAAAGACCGCCAGTTGCCTGAGAGCATTTCATTTGCCAGTACAAACCTTTCTTGGTTTGTTGCCTATCAAGGCGACTTAACAACAGGGCAAGTAAATGCTTTGACATTGGCATCATCTCCATCGGCTAATGCAACAACTATTTCCGTGGGCAACTTGCCTTCGGTTTCATCTTCTGCTTATGTGTTTAAGGCTGGTGACTTCCTCCAGTTAGGTTTATACCCCTATAAGGTCACAGATAACGTTTTGCGAGGCTCTGGCTCAACGGTGGCTGTAACCCTGCACCGTCCCGTTATCGGCACGCCTAGCGTTGGTACATTGACCGCGGTTGGTTCTGCTTGTACGTTTTATATGTTGGCAGAAACCTGTCCTACCTATACACTCAACCCAATGACTAATGGCGCGTTTGTTGCGTGGGATGCGCCTTTTGTATTTAGAGAGGACATTACAGGATGAGTACAACAATAGCGGCTTTAGCAAGCCCATCAATTAACTATGGCGAGTTTGTCAAACTCACAACATCAGCAAATGCGGGTGCTTTTGTTATTGGCAATACATACACCATTCAAGTTGTTGGAACAACCAACTTTGTCGCAATTGGAGCGTCAGCAAACACGGTTGGCATTACTTTTACTGCTACAGGCGCAGGCTCTGGTTCTGGTACGGCTGGTAATGTTTACACTTTTTGCAATGCCGCTTCACCAATCACAGTCAGCGGTACAACTTTTACAAACTTGGGTAGCCTTTTAAGTATTGGCGACATTAAGCGGGAAACAAAAGCGACTAGCGGTGATTTGACTATTGCTTTGACTGGCGTTGACGGCGCTAATGTGGCTGTTATTCTTGGCGCAGATATTAAAGGTTCATTGGTAGAAGTTTGGCGCGGATTCTTTGACGCTAACAACCAAATTATCACAACCCCAACCTTACAGTTTTTTAAGCGGTATCAGGGTTATGTTGGTAACTTTTCTGTGACTGAGGATTGGAACGAACAAATGCGTAGCCGCGTTGCTACCTGCTCAATTAGTTGCTCCTCATTTCGTACCATCTTGCAAAACCGTATTAGTGGATTAAAAACAAATCCAACGGTATGGAAAAACTTTTATGCTGGCGATACAAGCATGGACAGAGTTCCAGTAATTGCTTCGACTTATTTTGACTTTGGCTCTGCTCCTATTGGTGGCAGTCAATCTTCAACTGATGCCCCATCTGATTCTGGTTATGCAAGTCTTGGTGATGCGGGTATGTAAATGATAAGACAAGCAACAAGACACGATATTCCAGTTTTGGTATGGATGATGCGAGAGTATGCAAATGAAGCGCCTATACCCGTTTTAACAAAGCCTGAGACACATAACTCAGACCACGTTGGACAGTTGATATTCCAAATGCTAAGTGGTCGGGGATTTATCCTGATTGATGATGACCACAGGGGAATGATTGCAGCCATAGTTACTCCAAATGTTTGGTGTCCAAAGGTTTTGGAATTGCGTGAATTGGCTTGGTGGGTAATGCCAGAGCATCGAGGCAAATCGTTGGGCGGTCGATTGTGGGTTAAGTTTGATGAACTTGCTCAAGATATGCTGAATAACAAACGTGTTGATTTTGTCTGTACTACGGTAATGGCAAATTCACCCTTAATAGATTACACAAAGCGGGGTTACAAACCCCTAGAAGCAACTTTTTTCAGGGACTAAAAAATGCCAGCGTCACTTATTCTTTCGGCAATTTACGGTAGCACCTTTATGGCTGCTGCTGCCCTTGGTAGTTTTGGATTGGTTGCGGCTACGTTTGCAATTAACTTTGCCGTGTCAATGATTGTGACCCGCGCATTTACTTCAGGCAATGCTAATCAAAATGTCGATAACGGTGTTCGCCAACAAGTTCCTCCAGCCACTACAAACAGTTTGCCAATTGTTTATGGCGATGCTTACCTTGGCGGTGTGTTTATTGATGCCGTGTTGTCAACAGACCAAAAAACAATGTATTACGTTTTGGCTATTTCTCAAATTAGCCCTAATGGTCAGTTTACGTTTGATACAACAAAAATGTATTGGCAAGACCAGACAATTACATTTGATGGAGCAGACCCGACAAAAGTAGTTAGCCTTACCGATGGCGCAGGCAATATTCAGACAAAGATTTCAGGCAACTTGTTTATCAATCTGTACAAATCAAATGAAGCAGGAACTATTACTGCGTTAAATGGTTCTGCGTTGCCTAATTCTGTGATGGGTGGCTCTGATATTGCTGTGGGCCAAAGATGGCCTTCTAGCGGTCGTCAAATGAATGGCTTGGCCTTTGCTATTATTAAGATGGTTTACAACAGGGATGCTGGCACAACACAGATGCAACCCATCACGTTTCGGGCTTCGCATTATTTAAATAGCACAGGTGTAGCAAAGCCGGGCGATGTTTGGTATGACTACATCACAAACGACAAGTATGGCTGTGCAATGGATACAACCATTGTGGACGCAACAACAGCAACCGCGTTGAATACGTATTCGGACGAGACAATTACGTATGAACCCGCAAGCGGTGGTAGCGCAACGCAAGCACGTTACCGCATCAACGGTGTAATGGACACAGGTCAAGACGTGTTGTCCAATCTTGACCAAATTATGTTGGCTTGCGATTCATGGAATCAATATAACGCGGCTACAGGTAAATGGTCTATTGTTATTAACAAAGCAGAATCAGCATCTTTTGCTTTTAATGACTCAAATATCATTGGTGAAATCCGCGTTAGTGCTTTTGACATTGCTTCTAGCATTAACCAAATTCAAGCGCAGTTTCCAAGCAAGTTAAATCGTGACCAATCAGATTATGTTTATCTCAACACGCCTGAGATACTTAAATTTGCAAACGAACCAGATAACAAGTACACAGTTACTTTGAGCATGGTTAATGATTCTGTGCAAGCGCAATACCTTGCTAACAGGATGCTTGAGCAAGCGCGTGAAGATTTAATTGTCACGTTTGCCACAACTTATAACGGCATCCAAGTGGACGCGGGCGACGTGATTAGCGTTACCAATTCCGCTTATGGTTGGACAGACAAATTGTTCCGCGTCATTAAGGTTTCCGAGGCATCTTTGCCTGACGGCAATTTGGGCGCGTCGTTGGAATTAAATGAATACAACTCAGCGGTGTATGACAATTATTCCATTGTGGCGTTTGCGGCTACACCAAATAGCAACCTGTCAAATCCTAATTTCTTTAGCAACTTAACTGCGCCCACGGTTGCAAACATTAACACCACAGCCACTATTCCTCACTTTGATGTTGTTTGCGGTGTACCGGCAACTGGCAGGGTTACAGAAATTACTTTGTTTTACACAACTGTTTCTAGCCCTAGCGTTACAGATTGGACTGTATGGGGTGTTGAGACAGCATCAAATTCACAACCATTTTCACCTTCTACCAATGTCACATTTTCTGACATTAATTTGCCTACAAATACTTTTTACTTCTCCTTTAAGGTAGCAAACGAATCAGGCGCATCTATTCTTTCTCCATCATCTACAGGATTTAGTTGGTTGCCAAACCCAACAACAACTGCGGTGGCTGGTACGTTCTTGGCAACTTTCTCACCAATCGTGATGCAAGTTCCAAGAAATTCATCACTTGTTCCGTCTTTTACAGGATTGATTACACAACTGTACGGCTCTGCCGCTGGTGGTGCAATTGACTTTGTAACGGCTCAAGCAGATAGTGATGCGTCTTTTGTAGATAACACTTGGCGTATTGGCGCATCATCAACCACAGGCAATGCGGATGTATCTACATCAGGCGGCTTGGTTATGGGTTCAATTACTGACGGTGGCACATTTGCTCAATGGGGAATCCCAACAGCAATGAGTTCATCACCAGCAACATTAACTGTTCCTGTACGTTATAAATCTTCTTTAGGTGTTGTATCTCAAGGCGCAACAGCAATTTTGCAATTTGTATTTGTTGATCAAGGTGCAACAGGAAGTGCTGGTGCTGATGGCAACCAAGCGGCTAACCCTACTCTTTATCAATGGGCCACCACAACCCCGTCTAATCCTAGTGGCACATCAACCTACACTTGGGCAACAGGCGTTAACGCAAGTTATTCAGGCGGTGGTGGTTGGACAACAACTATTCCTGCTAATCCTAATACTGCGGGAATTCAACTTTGGACAGCCATTAAACCTACCGTGGTGGCGGCTGGAACGACTACTTCAACAATCAGTTGGACAAGTGGTTTTACTATATCTTCTGTGACTGCTAACGGTGCAAATGGCGCCAATGGTACTAATGGAACTAATGGTACTAATGGCCTTCAGACTGCAAGACCTGTAGTTTATTTGTGGGCAGCTACATTGCCTTCTAGCCCAACAGGGACTACAACTTATACATGGTCAACCAGTAGTTATGCCGCGCCATCGGGTTGGAGTACATCAATTACAAGTTCGCCAAGTGCAGGTTTTACACTTTGGGCGGCTACGGTCAATATTTCTGATACGGCTACGGCTACCACCACCACAATTAATTGGGGCTTGTCTAGCATTATTGCTTCAGGTTATGCGGGTACTAATGGCGCTACTGGTGCTACAGGCCCAACAGGACCGACAGGCGGTACTGGCTCTACTGGCAATCAAGGTGCATCTGCTCGAATCTGCTACTCCAAAACAACTTTGAGTTCTTTAGATACAACACCGACGACCATCACAACATCAGGAAGTGCATCATTTCCTTCAAATAATTCTTGGGGAGCAGGAACTGTTTGGGTTGCACAGCCACCAACAATTACTGCGGGTGAATCTGTTTATCAGTCAGACGGTATCTATGATCCTGTAACGGGTAACACGGTCTGGAATGTCCCTTATCTTTCTGCGTTGAAGGTTGGCAGCCTTTCTGCGATTACTGCTAACACAGGAAACTTGACTGTTTCTGGAACGATTCAATCTAACACGGGTGCAATTAGTGGCACAACAATGACGGGTTCAGGCGCGGTCATTTACTCGTCTGGTAACTTTGCGGTCGGTAACTCAACCAATAACATTACCTATGACGGTTCAGCAATCACACTCAATGGAACAGTAGTTTTTCCATCAAACATTAACTCAAACAACCTGACATTAAAAGACGGTTCAGGCAATGTGATTTTGGGTAACGGCACTCCGCTAAACTTTGCCAATATTACTCCTGCGTCTGGATGGCTAAACACCAATATCACAATTTCTGCGGGTGCTATTTCTGGCATTGGTTCTGGAAATGGAACTATTGTTGATAACACTAGTATTTATATTTCTGCGAACAGCCTTTATGGAATCGGCTCTGGCTCTGGAACTGCTGTTGCCAATAGCGCAATATCAATTAATTCAAATGGCACTTTATCTGGCGCAGGTGGTGGTGCTGTAACGCCTGCGGGAATTAATGCAGTCAATGTAGATCTATCAAATGCACCAGCGGGAATTTTAAATAGTAGCGTGACACTTGGAACTTTGGGTGCAGGTGGTTTTGCTTATTTGAGCCAAATCACTTCTGCCAATGCAACGACATACATCGCAGGTGCAGCTATTGGGACTGCACAAGTTGGCGTTCTCACAGCAGGAAATATTGGCGCCAACACAATTGATGCGTCTAAGATTGCTGCCAACACAATTACTGCTGGACAAATTGCAAGTAACACAGTAACTGCTGGCAATATTGATTCACGCAACTTAACAATTAAAGATGCTTCAGGAAATATTATTTTTGGTTCTGGTGCAACTGTAAATGCGGCTTCTTACATAGTTGCACCTTCGGGTTGGCTCAATAGCAATATTTCAATTGGTAGCAATGGAATTTTGTCGGGCGCAGGTGGCGGTACAGTTACCGCTACTGGCATTAACGCTGTGGCAACTGATTTATCAAATGCGCCCGCAGGAATCTTAAATAGCAATGTTTCACTTGGAACTTTGGGTGCTGGCGCTTTTGCTTATATCAATGCAATCACTACTGCTAACGTATCAACATACATAAATAGCGCGGCTATTGGTACGGCTCAGATTGGCGTTTTAGCGGCAGGGAACATTGGAGCAAACACAATTGACGCAAGCAAGATTGCGGCTAATACGATTACTGCTGGACAGATTGCTGCTAGTACCATCACAGCAACACAGATTGCCACAAACACAATTACTGCTGACAGAATGTCGGTGTCTACCCTATCGGCAATCACAGCCAATTTAGGAACGATTACAGCGGGTTCAATTAGTGGGTCATCTTTGAGCGTGGGTTCAAGTCCTGCGGTGTCTGGCACTACGATGACAGGTGCAGGTGCAAAGATCAATACTGATGGCACATTTGCATTGGGCAATTCCACAACAAACATTTCCTACAACGGCACTCAAATGTCGTTGAATGGCAATGTGGTTGCCACTGGAAATATTAATGCTAATGCTGTTACTTTGACTTCTAGTGCTTTTACATCTGCAAGTTATTTAAATACAGCGGGAAGCACTTGGCAAGACGCACAAACATTGTCTATTACAACAAGTGGAAACCAAGTTTTTATTGCTTCATCAGGTAGCCCGATTTCAGGAGCCTATGTTGATGGAGATAACACGGGAAGTTTTAACCCGCAATTTAGATTGGTTAGGGATACAACTGTTTTAATGCAAGGTGGTTTAAATCCATCGATGTCTTATTCTGACACTCCATCAGCGGGAACTTACACATATCGCATACAAGTTTTTAGTCAAGCGCCTGCCGGTAGCATCACTGCTTACGCTGGCCTCTCTAACCGTTCATTATTTGCAATCGAGACAAAACGATGACTTACACAATTTATTCTGAAACAACAGGGCAAATTCTTAGAGTTGTACAAACAAACGATATACAGGCACAACTTCAAGATGGCGAAACGTATATTCAAGGTTCTATTGATGATTCCGCTTTTTACATTGAAAATGGTGAGGCTGTAGAAATACCATCAAAGCCAGATCAATACTCTGTTTTTGATTTCACTACAAAGCAATGGGTTAAAGATCAAACTATGGCTGTTTCTGATGTTTCATCTAAAAGGCAAAGATTGCTTTATGCAAGTGATTGGACTCAATTACCTAATGGCCCTTTAACTACTGCACAACAAGCGGCTTGGGCAACCTATCGTCAAGAACTTCGGGATATTCCTAGTCAATCAGGTTATCCATTTAATGTTGTTTGGCCTGTTGCGCCAACTTAAATTTGACGATAGAATGTAAAAAAAGACACTACACCATTAGCCCGTGAGAATCACGGATGTTCTAACTAAGTTTAGGGAACGCTATGGCGATTTTCAACAAAAATACACTTGCTCAAGTGTCGGGCTTCGACAATCCAATTCTTGCTGGCGAATTGGTTTACAACCAGAATACTTATTGGAATTTAACATTTACAAATTCTAATACAAACCTGCCAATCAATCTTACTGGCGCAACCATCAACGCACAGATTGTTCGTAGGCAAGTCACAAACATCATTGATACCCGCAATGGCTTGACCTTTGACATTGCAGATTACAACCCGCCACCGACTGCTATTCCGCTAACCGTATCCAACATTGTTGCGGTAGCAGGCACTTGCACATTGGTGATTGACTCTACTACTTGGGGCTTGATTACTACTGATGCCCAACTAGAAATTAACGCAACAAACTGCGTAGGCTATTCAGGTCGGGTCAAGGTTTCATTCCCTGCTAGTGGTTCTACTCCTGCTGATGACCAAATCATCTTTTTGTTGTTTTTGGTTCGCTCTGATGGCATCGTGGTTGTATGACAAAGGGAATAATCGTATCCCCTGCCAACAGAGGGGTTCAGGTTGTTGTAACGGATGAAAACAACGTACAACTATTAATTGATAGCAACCGAGGCGTAAACCTTGAGGTTGTTCCACAGCCCCGCATTGATGTATTGGTTGACAAAGGTGTGGGTGGCCCTACAGGACCGCTTGGCCCAACTGGACCTACAGGAGCAGCATCTAGTGTTCAAGGGCCTACAGGCGCTACAGGACCTATTGGTGCTACAGGTCCAACAGGGGCGGCTTCTACAGTTCAAGGCCCAACTGGTCCAACAGGCTCAACTGGGCCAACAGGGGCGGCATCCACAGTTCAAGGCCCTACAGGTCCGACTGGCGCACAAGGCAATTCAATTACTGGCCCGACAGGGGCAACGGGTGCGCCATCCACAGTTGCAGGACCTACAGGACCTACAGGAAATCAGGGGCCAATGGGATTTGTTGGAAATACAGGCCCTACAGGACCACAAGGCGTAACTGGCCCTAACGGACCTACTGGACCAACAGGCGCGGCATCTACTGTGGCAGGGCCAACAGGCGCAATAGGACCTACAGGCTATACAGGTAGCACAGGACCAACAGGCCCAACAGGTGCAGGCTCTACAGTAGCAGGGCCTACAGGTCCAACAGGTGTTATTGGTCCAACTGGAACACAGGGAATTCAAGGCCCTACAGGGCCAACAGGCGCACAAGGCATTCAAGGTAATACTGGGCCAACTGGTGCGGCATCAACTGTTGCAGGCCCAACTGGACCTACAGGCGCACAGGGTATCCAAGGAAATGCAGGGCCAACAGGTCCAACGGGTTCACAAGGCATTCAGGGTGTTACTGGACCTACAGGGCCTACAGGCTCTACGGGCAATACAGGTTCGATAGGCCCAACAGGTCCTACTGGTAGCACAGGCGCAGGAGGCGCATTAGGTTATTGGGGTTCTTTTTGGGATACAACAACACAAACTGCCGCGGCAACCAATACTGCTTATGCAATTAGTTTAAATAGTGCAGATACATCAAACAATGGTGTTTCTGTTACATCAGGTAGCCGTGTCACTTTTGCTTATGTGGGTGTTTATAGCCTTACATTTTCAATTCAGTTTACCAATTCAAGCAATAGCCTTGGTTCAACACAAATTTGGCTAAAGAAAAACGGCACAAATTTAACTGATACAAATTCACATTATGATATCCCTGACAAACAAGGTAGTGCATATTCATCAGAAATTGTTACTGTCAATTTTGTTTTGGATTTAGCCGCTAATGACTACATTCAAGTATTTTGGCAAACAACAAATACTAGCGTTTCAATAGAAACATTGGCGGCAAGTGGAAATTATCCTAGAACGCCATCAATTATTTTCACTGCAACGCAAGTGATGTACACACAGGTTGGACCTACAGGCGCAAATGGACCTACAGGACCGACAGGCGCAACAGGACCACAAGGAATTCAAGGCCCTACAGGTCCCACGGGTGATGTCGGTCCTACTGGCCCACAGGGCATACAAGGCGCTACAGGCCCAACAGGTCCACAGGGTATTCAAGGGGTGGTTGGTCCAACTGGCCCTACAGGCCCTCAAGGTATTCAGGGCATACAAGGTGTTGCTGGTCCTACTGGTCCAACGGGTTCAACAGGTACAACAGGCGCACAAGGACCTACAGGCCCTACAGGGGCACAAGGCATTCAGGGTATTCAAGGTGATATTGGGCCAACAGGACCAACAGGGGCGCAAGGTATACAAGGCGTAATTGGCCCAACCGGTCCAACAGGCGCACAGGGAATTCAGGGGATTGCAGGTCCTACTGGACCTACAGGCTCTACTGGTACGACAGGCCCAACTGGACCAACTGGTGCTGACTCCACAGTTGCTGGCCCTACAGGACCAACTGGCCCTGCGGGTGCGGGTTCTTCACTAGCAATTAAAGACGAAGGCACGACACTAACTTCTTCTGCAACTAGCCTTAACTTTACTGGTGCAGGTGTAGTTGCTACAAACGTAGGTAGTGATGTAACAGTAAATATCGCTGGTGGTGGTGGTGGCTCATCACCTCCAAAAGCAAAACTTGATACTTGGATGATTGGAGCAATGTAAATGGCACAGAACACAAACCCTATTTTTCCGCTAATCCCTGTCAACTCTTGGGTTAGTGGAACAGCCGCAACTGCAGGTACTCCCGGCTTGTCAGCCAACACAACAACCGACCTGACTGCTGGCACAATCTACGGGCCGATTGAAACAGCGGGTGCGGTGGAAGGCTCACGACTTGACTTTATCAAGGTCAGGGCGCTAGGCACTAACGTGGCGACTGTTATCCGCATCTGGATCAACAACGGATCAGTTACTACAACAGCAGCCAACAACGCTCTGTATCTTGAGCGCACACTGTCTGCAACAACGGTGTCACAAACAGCAGAACTGCCTGACATTATTTTGCCTTTAGGCATTAGTTTGGCGGCAGGCTACCGTGTGTACGCTACGTTTGGTACAGCAGTAGCCGCAGGTTTCCACCTGACTGCTATTGGCGGGGACTACTAATGTTTACGGGGTTCGCATCTGAGAATACACCTGCAATTCAGGTGTGGGATTTTTTTAGGCCATTTGCAACTCTATCCGCTGTTCGTTCGGTATGTTTAGCAGATGATTGTGCGCCTATTCAGTTTTTTAGAACTGGTGGTAGCAACATTACTATTATTGTTCAATTGCCTTCAGCACCAATAGAAGGAAAAATAATTAAAATTGTTGTTAATAAATATGGAACTAATGACCAAAAAATTGCTATCACAACTCCAGATTTAAGTGGTTTTGGTGCACTACTTCAATTATTTGTAATTGGGCCAGGTCAAACAATTGATTTATGTTATTCAAAGAACTGTATATCTATTGGAACGGCGGCGGGTTCTCCTTATTCTACAGGTTGGGTTTCTCTTAATCAGGGGTCTGCATCTAGCGGCAACTTTTCGGCCATAAATTTTGGCCACAATAATTTTGCTTCATCTAATTATGCGTCTAGCATTGGTGGCGTTGGAAATAATTCAAGTGCCAACTATTCGGCCATATTAGGCGGCTCAGACAACACAGCAAGCGGCGAACGTTCTGCTGTTGTTGGTGGCTCAAGCAACACAGCAAGCAGTACAAATACTGTTGTTGTTGGCGGTTCAAGCAACACAGCAAGCGGCTTAAGTGCTGCTGTTGTTGGTGGCACAACCAACACAGCAAACAGTGCTTATACTGCGGTAATAGCAGGTAATGCAAGCACAGCAAGCATTACTAATGCTGTTGTAGTTGGCGGTCAATATAGTACTGCAAATGGTATTGGTTCTATTGTTATAGGTGGATCGCAAGGCACAACAAGGTCAATTACTGGAAATTTTGTTTACCCTGCAAGTAACTCACCTATTACATTTGAATCTGGCAAAAGTCAACTTGCTACTTTATCACTTGGTCGTCAAACCACAGACGCAACTGCAACAAGGCTTGCAAGCGACACAGGAGCCGCTGGAACAGCCAACCAATTAATCCTACCTAACAACAGCGCCTATACATTCCAAGGCACTTGCATTGCAGCAAGGACTGCCGCTGGCGATACTTCTTCATGGAAGTTTGAGGGTGCAATCAAGCGAGGTGCTAACGCTGCATCCACTGCTTTGGTTGCGGCTGTTACTCCATTGGTAATTGCTCAAGACGCAGGTGCTGTTACTTGGGTTTTGGCGGTCACTGCTGATACAACCAACGGTGGTATCGCTGTAACTGTTACAGGTCAGGCGGCAACCACAATCCGCTGGGTAGTAAAAATCGAAACAACTGAGGTGACTTTCTAATGGCTCTAAAAATCTCTATCCCCACAAGCAACGTAGGCGTTCCATTCACAGACGCATACGCCCGCATCACCAACATCTTTGGCAACAAAGACCAAGTGCAGTACCAAGTGTCTGTGTCTGCCAATGCTGACGCTAGGCAAGCAAACGCACAGGAAGTAGCACAACACGCTTTCTACTGCCCAACCCCACAGGGTAATCTGATGGATGGTCTATATGCTGACCTGAAACAGCAAGTTGGCTTTGAGGACGCGCAAGACTGTTAACAAAATAGGATAAGACATGACAAGAAAACTCAAGATAGCAGTTTCTGCGATTAGTAAAAATGAATCAGAATTTGTAAAACGATTTTGTGATTCGGCAAAAGATGCAGATTTAATCTTAATTGCGGATACAGGCTCATCTGATGACACTATCCAACAAGCAATGAATTGTGGCGCACTTGTCTATGACATTTGCATCAGCCCTTGGCGGTTTGATTTAGCAAGAAATGCCGCTATTGCATTGCTTCCAAGGGACATTGATATTGTTATTAGCCTAGATTTAGATGAAGTGCTTGAACCCAATTGGCGTGAAGAAATTGAACGTGTGTGGATTGATGGAACAACCAGACTTCGCTACAAATTTGATTGGGGTTGCGGAATCTCTTTCTTTTACGAAAAGATATTCTCCCGTCATGGTTACAGATTCCATCATGCAGTCCATGAGTATCCCCGACCAGATGGTCGCATACAGGAAATATATGCACACACCGATATGCTGTTAGTTAGGCATCTGCCCGACAACACCAAATCCCGCGGTCAATATATGCCGCTACTTGAACTGGCGGTCAAGGAAGACCCTTTCTGCCCTCGCAATGCGTTTTATTTTGCTAGGGAGTTAACCTTCTATTCACGTTGGGAAGAAGCGATTGTGGCGCTTCATAAGTACCTTGCAATGCCAGAAGCGGTATGGAATACCGAAAGAAGTTATGCAATGCGACTTTTAGGTAAATCCTATGAGAACCTGAAAAACAATCACGATGCTTTTAAGTGGTATCAAATGGCAACAATTGAATGTCCAACCAGCCGTGAGCCGTGGGTGGATTTGTCGGTGTTTGCCTATATGCAAATGGATTGGGATTTGAGTTATTACACGGCTAAAAAGGCTTTGTCAATTAAAGATAAAGCCTTGGTTTACACAATGGACCCAAGTGCATGGGAGGAAAAACCCTATATGTACGCATCCATTGCGGCTTGGCATCTTGGAAAAATTGAAGAAGCAAGACAACTTAACGAAGAAGCCTTAAAATTCTCACCAGAAAATCCCCTTCTTTTATCTAACCGTGAAGCAATGAAAAATGCCTGAAATATCAACAACTGATGCCAGACTTAGTACGCATGAAGAAGTATGCGCCCTTCGTTATGAGCAAATTAATGCCCGTTTAAAACGGTTAGAAAGCATCCTAATTAAAGCCTGTGGCACGATGCTAGTTGCTATGGCTGGTGTAGTTTATTCTTCTTTGATGCATTTGAAATAATGTCTGGGAGTTAAAAATTGACCCGCTTACCGCTTTTGCAATGGCAAATGCTGCCTTTAAAGGCGTTAAGGCATTGGTATCAGCAGGGCGGGAAATTGAGGATGTTGTTGGTCAATTAGGCAAATGGTACACAGCGGCGGCTAACTTTTACGTTGGCGCAAATCAAAAGAAAAAGCCTAAGTTATTTGGCAAATCCCAAAGTGGGATGTCGGTCGAAGAAGAAGCAATGCAAATTGCTGTTGCTCGCGAGACAATGCGAAAACAGGATATGCAATTGCAGAGCATGATAAAGATGCGCTACGGCATGGATGTGTACAAGCAAATGATGGATTTGCGGATTAAGTTACAAAAAGAAAGATTAAAAGAAGAAGAAGATTTGCGAAAAGCAAAGATGAAATTACACAATGATTTGTGGTTTGCAACCAGTGGCATTATTGTTGTGTTAATTTTCTTTTTATTTCTGTGGAACATAATGACTTACACGGGGAAAAAATGAGTGAGGATAAAACAAACGATATATTGAGCAAAGTTTTATCCTATGTGGATAGCCCGTTCAAACTGTTTGCGCTGATACTCATGGCGGTGTTTGCTTTTTCTGGATACTTTGTCTGGCAGAACCAAGCCTTTTTGTTTGAGGCGTACAAAGAGAATAAGAAACTGCCAACAATCGTTGAAGACCGAGCCGAGGATGTCGCGGCCCATCTGTTTAAGAATTCGGATGCAGCAATTGTTGCCATTTTCAAAGTCAATCCTTTGTTTGGCACAAGGGTGCTGTTTCGAGCATATACCCGTGAAGGCAGAGACAGAACCCATGAAGGTTTAGATGTTGGCCTTTTTACTCAGAGTTCTGCCAACAACCGTGATGTGGTTGCATTGATGGCCAATGAAATACCCTGTAGCGAATACACCGTAGCACAAAGTGAAATTGGGCTTTGGTACATTGAAAAAGGCGTAACCTTTGGATGCCGAGTTAGTGTGCCGCCAGAGCAAGGGCGCTTTGTTGGGCAAATCACCGTTGGTTGGGAAAAAGAGCCAAAGGATTTACACAAAGCAATGGGTATGTTACAAATTGCAAGTACGATGCTAGCGAGGGCAAAACAATGATTGGACTTGATGCACTTTTATCGGTTGGTGGAAAACTTATAGACAAGTTAATACCGGACCCAGAAGCCAAAGCCAAGGCGCAACTTGAACTGTCAAAGATGGCGCAAGATGGCGAGTTGGCAAAAATGGCCAATGACACGAAGTTATTTGAAATAGAGCAAACAGCCGTTACAGACCGCTGGAAAGCAGACATGGGGTCTGACTCTTGGCTGTCTAAAAATATTCGCCCTATGGCCCTTATAGCCATCTTTGTGGCCTATTTTGTGTTCACCATGATGTCTGCCTTTGGACATAACGCGCAAGAATCCTATGTTCAATTGCTTGGCCAGTGGGGTCAGATTATTTTCTTGGCTTACTTTGGTGGCCGTACAGTTGAAAAACTGGCAGACATGAAGGGTAAAAAATGACAGAACATTTCACGCTAGAAGAACTCACCCACACCGACCACAGAACCTTGGATAACACCCCAAATGAAACTGAACTTGCAAACATTCAAAGATTGGCTGAATTCCTTGAGGCAGTCAAAACCGTTCTTGGTGGTAAACCAATTATGGTTAACAGTGCGTTCAGGTCTAAAGCGGTAAATGACGCGGTAGGCAGCAAAGACACATCACAGCACCGGATTGGTTGTGCGGCTGATATTCGAGTGCCAGGCATGACCCCAGACCAAGTTGTCAGGGCTATCATCGCGTCTGACCTACCTTACGACCAAGTAATTCGGGAATTCGACCGCTGGACGCACGTAAGCATTACCAATCAATCGGGTGGAACGCCACGCAAACAAGCGTTAATTATTGACAAACAAGGAACTAGGCTATTCGCGTAAGTGCCGCGGTGGTTAAATCCAGCAATTCGTGTTCGCTTATGCCGTAGTGTTTTTCAAATCCTTTGTGGCCAAGCCCATGAACGCCTTTGTTACCTCGGTGATGCTCTGGGCATAAACCAATAACAGGGGCGTTGTCTCGTTTACCGCCAAATCTGCGGATGTGGTGGATTTCACAAGGCGTTTGTCCAAAGGCAAGATATCGGCACAAAATGCACCCAAGTGATGCAACTTGTTCATAGTGTTTCTTTGTAATATTTTTCATCAAATGGATAAAGTTCAGATTGAGCAACAGAGTAAAATTCACCCCGACCAACATTTCTTAGGTTATCAGGATGAAGAAGCCTTGCTCGCCCAATCCATCCGACAAGCCGAATATGAGATGCGTGAATTTCTGTTAAGACAAAAATTGCGGCTGGCTTGGCGACAGAACCTCGCACAGCATTGAGATTACCGCCTACGGTTGTTGTGCTTTTAACCTCCAGTGGCCTGCCATCTCTCAAGGTTAAATCGGCGCCAAACTTTCTAAAATTACAATTGAAATCAAAGTTTAGATTAAGTGTTTTGGCCACAGCATATTCAGTAATAACCCCATCAACACACATTTGAACAGGGTCTTTGCTGGTGTCTTGTCTGCCTTCAGAAACATTTTGTGCTGTTATTTTGTGGCGCATTTGGCCAATAAACTGGCAAATCTCATATTCTGTTTTTGTTAAATAGATATTGATGTATCTTTTATTGTGGTTCATAAAACGACCACTTCTTTGGCTTTGCTCTGGATGCGTTGACGGGTTTTGATAATCATTTTTTCGTACTGGCTGCGGGGGATGCTTCGCCTTTGCAAATCGTGGTACTCAAAAACCTCGCGCAAAGCATTTATTCCCGTTCCTGATAGTCCCATCCGCATAGTGCTTTGATAACGCAATGCGGCTTGTTCTAGGGCCTCTTGTGCGGCTTTGCAATAGGGCAAGGCTTCTGGCCCGATGCCTTCTATTGCCATGACCTCACAAATGTTCATCATGTCGGTCAATTCTTGCCAATCCTGAAGTGTTCCTAGACCCCTTGTCATTGCATCGAGCGAGGCCAGTTCAGTCATTCGCAGTTTATCCAATATATGTTCTTGGGTAATGCCAGCGCCAGTAATGGCATGATGGATAACATCCAAAAGTTTCCAATGCTTGCGTTTAGTCTGCTTTTTCATTTCATTAAACCCCGAACAAATTGGGCAAATGACTGAGCCGTATCACCAAATGGCTTCATTTTTTCAAATTCTTTGGCCACTTCTTCTAGCGTTTTATTGCGTACTGGACAATTACGGCCTTGATTGCAATCGTATGTACAACAATCCATTCCACTAGATTTAAGTTTGTTTTCGCGCTCAATACGTTCAAATTCAAAATCTTCATCTGATTTCATAATTTCACCTGTAAAGAAATTGGGACATAAATGCAGGCTTTGTCTTTGGAATTCTTGACGTTCACAAAGTACTGAGCATTAGCAACCTGATAGCGTTTGCAGTTTTCGCATTTGGCATCAGGTCTGTTTGGCAGACAAGCAACAATTTTTCCCATCATGTTGTTGCCCTTCCTTCTGCGCGGTTGGAAGACTCTAAACTGCGCCAGACAGCGATTTTGGCCTCTGCCGCTACCATAAGCCATCTAAGGCGTTCAGACTCTGCTACAGCCGTTTCTAGGGCTTTTAAATGGGCTTTGTATTCAGGGTGGGAATAGGCGTAGGTTTCTTTGGCTGATTCTGTCTTTTCTCTACTGGCTGCCATGAGCATGGCTTTAATTGTTTTGCGGTATTCGGTCATATAAACCACGTTGGCCTTGGCTTGGGCGTAGCCAGGCGCGTTGTCGCGAATGAAATCAAGTGCTTTAAATGGGCTAATTTCTTCATTCATTTTGCCGACCTTCTGTTTTTATTCAGATTTTGGCCAGTAATTTTTTGTGTCCAGCACAACTGGCACAACCATTTAGCATTGACCTGAACGCCTCCTTCTGGTGGTTTTTCAGTTTGACAGTTATTGCAAAACTTTAATTGATGAATAGGTGCAATCCGGCCAAGAGTAATTGGATTAAACATTTCACAACTCCTGAATGGTTACGCGGTAGGCTTTGCCCTGCATATCCACAATGTCAATAGTTTTGACAGTAGAGTTAAATACGCCATCAAAGTCTAAGTCCAGTTTGATGCGACCCACCTTGTCAAGCAGGTTTTCTTGGTCAAACTGCATTAGTGACTTTTGAACAATGTTTGCGATGTAATCGCAGTATGAAAGTTTGAATGATTGCTTCATCATGTTTTCCTTTTAATGTCTTGTATTTGCTTGCGGATATGGTCTGGCATGGGCGCAGCCTTTTTGCTATCATCGGCAATCTTGGCCAATGCAGGGTCAATAGTTGGTCTGGGTTTTAAATCAGGAATGTCAGCGCCATCCCATCTTTGCTGATTAAGATAAACCTTGGGTGCTGGTATCCATGCACCGCTATCTTTTAACCATTGCTCTGTGGTGGCCATCCATTGAACGTGTTTTAAGATGGTTTGTTTTTGGCTGAAGTAATAAGATTCAACCCATTTTTTTTTACAGGCAGTCTTTTCGCCTTTTCTAAAACACTTTGGGTAAGCATTCCAAAATTCTTCAAAACCCTCATCAGTCCTTGGCTTTGGTGATTCATATCCAAATAAATCCATTGTCTTATCCTTTTCTTTTAGCCATAGATTCTCCAAGGGTGGATAGATGGCTGTTCTATCCTTACCTCTCCATACTCTTAATGAT